CGTCCTACTGCGCACGCTCCGGCGGCATCAAGGGTACGTCGAGCAAGCTGAGCGCGAATTACTGGTCGCGCCGCGCGTGGGATTGTTGATATGGAACAGCTTTTCAACTTCTTCAGCAACGGCCAGCAGCGCCGCACCGCGCTTGACGAGCTGTTTGCTGGCTTAGAGCGTTACGTTCCCCCAAACCTACGCCCAGCGGTAGAGACGGTCGCCGAGATGAACCCCGTGCAGGGCCAGATGAACGCGATGACAGCTGGCGGCGTTGTCTTCGATCCCGACCAGACTGCGGAGGCGCGCAGGCGCGCTGCGGTTGATATGGGCGTCGAGATGGCGCTTGCGCTCACGCCTGCCGCCTTGGCTGCACGCGGATACCTGACGCCTATTCAAGGCGTTATGGAGGGGCTGCTTGGCGGCTCGCCAGCGCAGCAGCAGATCGCAGAGGACGCTGGCAAACTTGCAGCAGACGCGTCAGGCTTGGCGCGATCAGCGATGCAGCTCGACCCCGACATGCTCAGCGAGATTTTTCAGCGCGCTGGCGAAACAGAAGATTTAAGCGCGGCGAGGGTTACGCTTGGATCTGATTACTTTGAGCCTCCGAGGGAAGGCGGCGGGCGCGCTAAAGACCCAGCCATGTTCACGCCGTTTTCTTTAAGCGCCAAGCAGAAAGACGCCCCATATAATTGGCGCGTTGAAAGCGAAACGCTTGAGGCTAATACGCCCCCAACGTTGATAACGCCAAGCCAAGACCAAGGCAAAACATTGTTTTTTGCTGCTGGCGACAGAACGGCTGGCGATGTTGAAATCAACAAGCTTGGAGACGTGACGTTAAAACGTCCTGTCAGGCTTTATGCTGGCCCAGAATACATGGATACCGGCGATGTTTGGGCATCACACAAGGGTGTGATGAAGCCTAAGCAAAACGTATTGCTTCCGTTTATTGAAGCAGGCGGCGAAGCAAAGCTTTCATACGCGCCAATGGGCGAAAGGTCTGGAGATTTTGCGAAGCATCAGGGCGAGTTGTTTAGCGAATATATGTATTCAGTAGATATGCCGAAAGATACCGTCAAATCCATAGACGACGAGTTGGCCAAAATTGTAAGAAAATATCAGGAAAAAACTTTAGCTTCGGAAAACAAGAAGCGAGCAAAGAAAGGTTTACCTGAGATCCAAGAAGCCGCCAACATGCCGATTCCAAGCGTGTCCTCAGATGCTTTCAGAGATTGGTTTAGCACGCAAAGCCCAGAGCAAATCAGAAAGCCGTTTATGCAGCGGATTGATCAGGCCGACATGAAGGCACTGGAAGGCGCGCCAGATGTAGGCTTAATCAGGTTTGGCGCAACCAATCCTGATCTTGTGGACGTGGAAAGTTTCAGCGGCGGTTATAGGTTTGGAACACCTGACGTGCAGCGTGGCCTGCTATCTGCAGATCACCCGTCATACGATACAAAATACGCTGCTGCTGAAGGCACAACATCTGGCACATATGGCACAAGCATCCCGTGGACAATCATGGCAAGAGATACGGCGCTCCCAAGATTGAGAGACGCCGCATTGCAAAGCGGTTATCGCTTCGGGTCTAACACGCCTCCGCGAGACTATACGCTTCCAACAGACCAGCGCGTGTTTACGATGAACCCAAACACAAGCCAGCTTATGGATCAGCAGTTTGTTGAGGAAAGCTCAACATTTATGGATCTGGAAAAGCAGCTTGGTCGGCCAGCCGCGATAGAATACGCGCAAGGCTTATTGATGAATTACTTGAGGAATTATTAATTGCGCTCTTCGTCAACAATATCGCGTATTACTTCCATGACGTTTGGCGGCAAGTCATCTGACGTGCCTTGTATCATAAACGCCAAAGATAATATTCCTGCAACAAGCGGATCTGTTAGATCAAGTTCTGTATCATTTTCGTCAATCATGCTATCCTCCCATGTAGGGGTGAATGTTAACACAGTGATAAAGGCAACACAATGCCCATAACAACATACGCAGAGCTGCAATCCAGCATCGCAGACTTCCTTGACCGCGATGACCTGACGAGCGTCATCCCGACGTTTATTTCGCTGGCCGAGGCAGACATGAACCGCCAGATACGCCACTGGCGTCAGGAGAAGCGCGCCAACGCCAACATCGATACGCAATACAGCGCCGTGCCTGCCGACTTCTACGAGGTTATACGGATGTATATTACGTCGGGCAACACGCAGCCGCTTGAGCTGCTGAGCCAGTTTCAGCTTCTGGAGCGCAAACGGCGCACGGCTAACGCCACCTACGAGCCGCGCTACTACGCGATCACGGCTGGCGAAATCGAGGTGTTTCCCGTTCCCGATGGCACATATTCGACGGAGCTATACTACTACGCCAAGATCGACGCGTTGTCCGACAGCAACACGTCAAACTGGCTGCTGCAATACTTCCCTGACGCCTATCTATACAGCTCGCTGATACATTCCGCGCCGTATCTGAAAGACGACGCGCGCATTCAGATCTGGGCATCTTTGCAGGCGAACGCGATTGGTGGTATAAATGCAGACAATGATAAAGCGAAATTCGGCGGGTCTGGTCGCCGCATGAAAATAAAGGCGTATTGAGATGAGCTTCACCAACACCTTCGAGACAACCGTCCTTACATGGTCGTTTACCACTGGCAGCGCGACACGCCCGACCGAGTGGCACACCGCGCTGTACACCGTTGCGCCTGACGATACCGGCGGCGGCACAGAGGTTTCCGGCGGGGGCTACGCGCGTCAGGAGACGGCGTTTACCGTGTCAGGCAACACCGCGTCAAACACATCTGCTGAAGAGTGGCCCGTTGCCACGGCAGGATATGGCACCGTTGTTGCCGTCGGCATCTTCGACGCTGCCACGGGCGGCAATCTGCTGGCCTACGCCGATCTGACCGCCAGCAAGACGATTGACACCGGCGACGTGTTCCGCATTCCTGCGGGCGATCTCGACATCACGCTAGACTAATGACGTATCGCAGCGGCTACGGGCGAAGCACCTACGGCAGCTACAATTACGGCTTGGACGGCGCTATCATTGGCGCCGCTTCCATTATTGCCGTCACGTCTGCCACCGCCGCCGCGTCTGTGCGAGTTCGCGGCGCTGCGTCGATCATCGAGACGGTTACGACCACCGCGTCTGCTGCTGATCGCGTTCGAGAGGGCAGCGCCACCATTGCCGTCACGTCAGGCGGGTCTGCGTCAGGCGCGTTTGTCGTTGCTGGGTCTGCCACGATTGCAGCGTCTGCCAGCGTTACGGCTGCTGCTGAGCGCGTGCATATTGGCTCCGCTTCCATATCCGCTGCTGCATCCGTTGCCGCGTCTGGTCTGAGGGTTCGTGATGGCGCTGCCACGATTGCTGTGCAGGCGTCCACAACGGCAAGCGCCGTTGCGATATACGAGGACAGCGCCACCGTCGCCTGCGTAGCAACTACGACGGCCACATGCAACCGCGTGCAGAGCGACAGCGCAACCATCGTCTGCGCTGCATCTGTGGTTGCAAATGGACGCAAAAAATGGGAAGATGAACCCAGCACGCCAGAGGACTGGTCGGCTGTTTCCCCCACATCGACGGATTGGACACCAGCCACGGCATCTGGGCAAACTTGGGCCGATGCGGCATAGGAGATAGAACATGGCAGATACGACAACAACGGCATATGGTTTAACGAAGCCAGAGGTAGGCGCGTCAGAGGATACGTGGGGAACGAAGATCAACACAGACTTCGACAGCCTCGACACGATCATCAACGCAATCGGCGGTAAGACCGCTGCCGGAACACTGTCGTATGCAGATAGCGCGAAGCTGGTGACGAGCAGCACAGGCATCAGCGTAACAGGAAACGCTACCTTTGCAGATAATGGTAAAGCCATCTTCGGCGCAGGGTCTGACCTACAGATTTACCATGATGGGGCTAATAGTTATATTGATGACGCTGGCACTGGTGTTGTTGCTTTGCGTGGCAGCACTGTTCAGATTGGAAAATACACTGGCGAGTTGATGGCTCAATTTGTGTCTGATGGCGCAGTTCAACTAAGATATGACAACAGCACAAAACTCGCCACCACCAGCACAGGCGTAGACATCACGGGTACTTTGACCAGCGATGGGCTGACTGTGGATGGGGCAGGTGTTGTCGGGACATTTAGTAGTTCAAACAATAACACTGTGTTGCGTGTAAAAGGCAATGGAGCAACTAATGGTGGAGCTATAGGTTCCACAAGCACAGATG